CGCGCGACGCGCTAGGGCCGGTATACAGATCGGCGCCAGGCATAACGTAACTAGCCCCGTCGAATTGGAGATACCGGGTACTAGCACCGTTGAGAAAGGCGATGCCTACATTCTGGTTTCCAGCCCACCCGCCTAAACGCAGTGCGCCGCTATCGATATACAGATCGCCGCTCATGCGGTCGCCGGTTTTCGCGACGCGGGTATTCGGGTCAAAGTTGCCGTTGTCCCAGGGGGTCAAACCGCCGGCCCAATTAGGGCGAGCGCGAGGCAGCGAGAGCACGCCGGCGTCGGAAAGTTGCAAGTTCCACGCGGTCAACGCCTGGTTAATGAAGCCGACAATTCCGGTTGTATCGGCGCGCATGGTGGTGCTGTAATTGCCGTTTTGGACAACGAGGCTCGCGTTTGAAAGCGCCACGTCTCCGCGCAATATCCCGCCGGTCAGGTTCAACTTTGTATCGAGCGCCGATTGCAGCCCGTCAACTTCGACGATCGCGTGACGGTGGCCGACATTCGATTTCGTAGCGAGCGCAGGGGCTAGGACCGATTGCAAACCGGCCGGCGTCACTGCGCGTTGCGTGTCAGTGCCGGCGATCGCTTGGGCGTTCGTCGCCAATTGAACGACGCCTTGGCGATCAGTGGTCGCCGGCGGGTTCGTGAAAGTCGCATCGCCGAAAGATATTTGCGCCGTGTCGATCGACTTGAACGCCATATCGGCCGCGAGCAAAAGCATTGCCGCCGGCGACTTCTCCATGATTGGCGTGGCCTGGCTATAGGTGCCAAACAGCACGCCGTTTTCGAAGTACAAGCCGAAACCATAGAGCGTGTATTGATCGGCCGTATCGTCTTTAAGCGTGACGTGAATCATGTCGGCCGCGACGTTATCGCCGGCAAGCGTGGCGATACGTTTGCGCTCGCCTGGCAGCACTTTGAGCGTCTTATCGGTCGAGTCAAAGGCGATCGTACTCACGCCGATTTGCGTGACTTTATGCGCGGCCGTGCCAGTGTTGCCGGCCGAGACAAGCGCAGCTCTACCGGCGTCGGTGACAGTAAAGAGATTTCCGGCCATGTGTTTATTGATCCGTGAAAGAAAGACGGCGATACAAGGCCGGCCGCAAGGCGCCGACAACGCCGAGCGTTCCTTGCATGCCGAAACCCTGGGTGAATGAGTAGTGCGCGCGTACTGGCTTGGTTCGTTCGATTTCCGCGATGATGTCGGCGATGTATTCGGCGGTCGGTGCTTCGCCGGCGCGTGATCCAACAGTAAGCACAACGTCGAACGTTCCCGGCTCGCCCTTGGGTTGCATCTGGAACCATTCGCGCAGCGCGATGTTTCCGCCGAACGCGGCGACGACTTCGCGCACGGCCGCAGCCGTGCCGTTTTTACGGGCGATCGAGATAGCGGCCTTAACGCGGGCGCGCTTCACTTGCTCGGGCCAATAGTCTTTCCAGGCATCGATTCCCAGGTGCCAGGCGAGCCAGGGCAGCAGCGCGAGCGGGATCGTGTCGGGGTTCATTAGCTGCGCGATCGGCGTCGGGATATCCGATATGCGGGCGTTGACCGTGGCGAGGTTGCGCTCGGTCGTGGTCGAGTTAGGGGCAAGTAGCTTGCTCATTCCGCGCCCCCGTCATATACGCCGCCGTCCAGCAGCTCGATCAGCTCGCAATAAGCCGCTTGGCGTTTCGATACGGCAATACCGCCGATCGGCGAAATGAGTCGTACCTTTTGAACGCCTGGCGCACGCATCGCCGAGAGCAAACCGTCCTCGGTGATTTCCATACCCATACGGTGCATCTCGTCGGTATATGCGGCCGTGCGTTTTTGCGCTTCCTTGAGCACGACGGAGCGATCAGGGCCAGCGAAGAAAACGAGCGTTGCGCGCGCCTGGTAGCGCAGGATTTGTGCACCACGCACCGTTACTTCGTCGGTCAACGGGCGCACGTTATCGGCCTGCAGGGCGGCCGTTACCTTGTCGATCAGCTCTTGCGACGCGGTGCCGTCGCCTTCGCGCGACAGGACCGTTACGACGACTTCGCACGGCGCCGGACTCGTGGCCGAGGCATCGAGCACGCGGCCGTCAGTGTTCAACGCATGCGAGATGTATGCCCCCTCGGGACCGGCAACGGAATAGCCTTGAGGGGCGAGCTGTGTGCGCTTGCGCAAGTCGGCGTCTTCCTCATAGACGCCCTCAATGTCGTTCGCCGGGTCAGGTTCGACGATGGTGAGGCGCTTGATGCCGAATAGGGCCGCTACCTGGTCTAAGTCCTCTTTGACCGCGTAGGCGAGCATTACGGCGCGCGCGGCATCGTTGACGCGTTGACGTAAAACGACTTCCCGATACGTGCTTTCCTGCAATGAAATATTCATCGGCTCGGACTCAAGTTCGAGCGCGGCCGCGACTTCGGCTTGCTGGTCGGCCGGGTAGAGCGAAACGAGCTTCGTCTTGCGCTCGGCGAGCAACGTCTCGTAATCGATGACTTCGACAACGGCCGGAACAGGTAGGCGCGAGAGGTCGATCGGGGTCGCGCTCATGCCGCACCGCCGTTCGTGAGCTGCACGCTCGTCGATACCTGGTCGCCCGATTCGGTTGTCGTGCCTTCAATGTCGAGCACTTGCACGCCGGCGCCGATCTCGTTCACGTCCGTCGAGAGCTGCACGCGGGTGAGCTTCAAGCGGGGTTCCCATCGCATCAGCGCAGTCGCGGCAGCGGCATACAGGCGCACGCGGGTCGCATCGTTGTTTGGTGCGTCGACCAGTTCGGGCAGCTCGGAACCGAAATCACGGCGTGCGATGCGTGTGCCGAGGGGAGTCGTCAGAATTTTCTCGATTGATTGGTACAGGTGCGCCAGGCCGAACGTTGCGCGCCCCGTCTTTGCGTTCATCCCTCTCATATCGGTTCGCTCACTTTGTTGCCGTCGCCTTGCTCCATGTGCGAGTGATGCGCTCCGCTCTTGCCGCCGGCGATCACGTCATCGCTTACGGCAACGGTGCCGGAAATGACCATAGCGGGGCCGCCGCTAGTGCCGGCCTTGCCGCTCACGCCGCTTTCAAATGAAAAGGGGCCTTTCACAACCATCGAGCGCGTAACTTCCACATCAGCATCGAGCGTTACTTTCTCGGCCTTTACGTTGGCGGTTTTCGTGTTGATATTCACCGCGTCGGGGGCGGTGACATTGACCGTTGCGCCGGCGGGTAAATCAACGTTGAGAACGTGAGCGGCAAAGTCGTATTCGACGAGCGCGCCATCGCGATATCGCCGCGTGTGCGTATCGGGGCTAGTGCTCGGTGGGGGGAAATCTTCGGAATAGAAACCGCGCAGTGCGACCGCTTGCGCGAGGTCGCCAGTCGGGCATAACAGCATCACGCCTTCGCCGATCGACGGCGCGAGCCAGTCGATCGTTTCTCCGGCATAAGGCACGAACCATTGAATCCAGTCGGTAGTTAAATCGCCGCTTTCCACTCGGCACAACGCGCCGGCCAGGTCTATCACGACGCCTTTGCGTATGCCGTTCAGAAATTGACGTGTGGATTCGTTTGAGTTCATGCCCTCAATGGTGCCGAGCACGCACGCGCGAGTCACGCCGAGGGCGTTGTATGTGCCTTGGGCACATAGTTAGGGAACCGTATGGCTATTTAACGATGTGCTTGAGCAACAGATCGCGAATCAATTCGCGGTCGTCATCGGTAAAGCCGAGCAGCACGCGGGCGTCGTATTTGTATTGAGGTCCGCCGGGTGCAACGCGATCGGTTTCGCCGAATTGGTGAACGCGAGCAATGCGAGCGATTCGGCCAGCGAACCCGATCGCGATGCCTTTCGAGTCCGACTCGGCGCGTAGATATCGCGCCTGGCGTAGCTTGGCAAACATCGCCGCGCGTTTAATCTTTCCTTGTTTGCCGCGCAGCTTTTTGACGTGCCGAGGCTTGCGCGCGGCATAGCTCGAACCATCGGGGTTCTTTTGCTGCGCGATGCGTGTTTGTTGGCTTCGCCGCAGCTCGCGAGCGATATCGCGTAGAGCTGCGCGCCTGGCGGGGGCTTCGAGCTGAGACAGAAGGCCGCCCGCCCAGGATTCGAGCGCGTTTAGATCGTCGCTCATTTCGGGGCGAAAAGAGTATCGAGGTCCCACTCGGGTACAGGCTCGTCGACGTGTGTGATTGTTTGCCCGCCTTGACCGTCATCGCTCACGAGAACGCTTTCGGTGAGCGCGAGCTTGATCGATAGGTCACACGTTGAATTTGTCAGGTGTTCAACTTCGAATGTGATGCCGTCTTTTCGCTCGGTGTCGTTCGCGAGTAGGTCGGATTGGTTGCGTTTAACCCACGCAACAAGCGCAACGAAAACCGTGTCGGCGTCGCCGGCGAAGTCCAGCAGCATCACATTGAGTACGAAACGATATTCGAACGACAGCGACGGCGCGGCCGTGGCGACGATGCGCCCTTGATCGACGAAAACGAGCAGCTTGTCGGGGTCATCGTTGAGCGAGGGAACGGCCGAGGCGATCGCCTGGCGAAAACTGGCGGCCTTATTCATGGGCGCCGCCCAGGGTGTCGGCCAGGCCCTTCGCCTGGCAATCGGCGATCACGTCGACGCGGGCCGCGCACTCGCCCCAGGCCGCACGCGCCATGTCGAGCGATTTCGCCAGGTCGCCATTAAGGCGCGGCGACATTGCCGGCATCGTGCAACGTGTTACCGGCGCGCATGTGAGAAAGGTATTCGTCGGCTCCGGTAAGCGCGGGGCTTGCGTACAGGC